CCAGACACAAGCAATTCATAAGTTTCTTCTTGTTCCATTATTACCCCTTAGTAATCAGATACTAGATAAGGTGCTCCACCTAATTTAGGATTTGGTATACCTGTATATATAGCAACACGAATATTATTCTGCTCATCTTGTAAAATTACAACACCTGCATCAGTAGGTTTTTTAATTGTTTGATTTAAAAGACTGCCTGTTTTTTCTAAAGAAGGTAACTGTGCATATTTTCCATAACGAATATTGTCACCTGCACCTGCAACTACACCACCCGTTGAAACTTTACCTTTTGCAAATTCACCCTCTGGATTTGTTATAAATTCTTGAGCAACATCCTTAGCATAATCTATTAGTTCTGCTTCTGCTGCTGCTTGAGTACCTTTTGCTGCAGCAGTCACATTAGCCACTTGTTCAGGTTTAAATTCTTTTACAAAGTTCAACATTCTATCTGCTGCACCGTAGTCCATTAATGCACCAAAATATGGAGCACCTTCAATGTCTGCTACAACTGCCCCTATTTCACCTGCTTCTTTAGTTTTATTACCTGCATACTGTGCTCTCATATTATTAAACAGTAAACGTGGATCATCTATTATTTGCTCAACAGCGTCCTGATCTTCTGTTAGAGCTATTGTTTTTAAAATAGTAGCTTGGTTTAATACTGCTGCATCATAAGCATCTGTATCACCTTTTCTAGTAGCTTCCATCATATCTTGTGTATTCATGGCAAGTAAAGCATCTAAAGAACTAGCAGTTTTGTTTGGTTTAAGTGCTTTACGAATACCTGCAAAGTCAAACCCTGCTACAGGTGCAGGTGCACTAGGTGCATCAGCAGTTGGAATAGCTGCAGTTGTAGCATCAGTAGTTTTAATAGTAGTTTGTACTCTTTTAGCTGTATCTAACGTGTTACCACCTGCAGTAAAAAAAGTTCTAGGATCATATCCTGCAGCAGATAGTTGATTACCAATAGTAACTGCTTCAGTTAAATAACCAAAGCCTTGTTTAGCCATTTCAGCAGCATTGTCTTTACCAAAATGAAAAGCCGCACGAGTTGTTAAATCTTCAATTTCGTTATTACGTCTACGTCTATCACTAGCTGCTGCTGTACCTGCAGATAAAGAGGCACGGCGTTCCATCATTTCACGTTGAAAGTCACGTTCAGCTTTTAAACGTTCTTCTTCACGAATTTCTTCTTCTTTCTCTTCAATTGACTTAACAATTTGCTGAGATGCACCTGCTAAGAACCCACCAAAATTAAATCCCATTACTGCCTCCGTGCCATAAGACCCATTGGTTCAGCCTCTTCTGGTTCCATTTCCATAGGCTCTTCCATTGGTTCTTCTTCAACCATCTTTTCCTCAGTACGTTCCATTACCTCTGGAATTTTTTGTAGTGCTAGTCCTATTTCACTCTCACTAATTGCATCTTTATCTTTACCGCCTTCAAGACCAGTATTGTATTCTATCCCTGCTTCGTCACCTACATAGGCAAGCATTTCAATAATAACAGGTGTAACCAAAACACCTACATCAATTGTATGTTTGCCTTGCATCACACCACCAATCTGTAGTGCTTGTGCAATTGTTGTAAGGGGAATACCCATTTCCATTACGTTTAACAGATCGTCTTTGGTATCTGGATTAAGTACTCGTGGTGCATAAAACTCTAAAGTCTCATCTACAGTTGTGTACTGTGGTGGATGTTGCCAAGGTGTTGATCCAAGTTCAGCAGTCAATCCCATGCCTGGGATAGGTGCCATAAACATTCCTTCTTGATTAGCCATTTAACAATGCCTTTCGTTGTTTGCGAACCTGATCTAGTGCATCTAGTACAGAGTCATAAGGTTCTGGATTCTTCTTTTCTTCAACTACTTTTTTAGGCATGTTACGTTGTAACAATCCACCTGTTTTTTGTGCAGGTTTTTTGTCACGGTTAATCAAATCTTTAAGTGCTTTAGTATAAGCAAGTGAAGAAGCATTATATACTGACATTAGAATATACCCCCTAATATTCCCTTGGATAAATCTGAGGTTAACAATTTTACAATAGCACCACCAAATGCTGCAGATGAACTGTAATCATTTTTCATGTTTTGCAAATCAAAGCTTGCATCGTTTGCAAGTTGTTGCAGTGCAATAGAATTAAGTCTTTGTGCTTCACTTTCTGATGCATCAAATGCAAACTTCATTTGGTCACTATACATCTGCCACAAGTTATTGTAAGCAGTATTAGAGATGTCCAGTGTGTTGATAGCATTCAGTTCGTTTGCACGGTTAATGGCAGCAGTATCTGCAGTTGCAATCTCTCTACGCCACTGAGCATTTGACTGATCAACTACCAACTGGTTTTGTGCATTAAACTGTTCACGTTGGTTTTTCATCTCAGCGTTGAACTGCGACATAGCATTAACTTGACCTGCATTAAAACGTTCTTGGGCATTCTGTTGTTCTGCATTGAACATGTTAATGGTAGAGTTTAAGTTGTCATAAAACTGATTAGCTTGGTTCTCTGATTGTGCATTGAACTGCATTGCTGCGTTACGTGCAGCTTGGTCTGTCAACATAGAGTTAATAATTTGTTGTGACTTAAATATCTCTGTCTGTTGTTCATTTGACAAGTTAGCCATGTCTAGCTGTAAGAAGTTCTGAGCATTCTGTACTGCAGTCTGTTGACGGTTGTTCAGGTTAGCCATGTCTAGGTTAGCTAGTGCAGATGCCTCTGCAAGAACCATAGCTTGACGATTAGACAAGTTCTCTAGGTTCATTGTCTGTACTGCACGAGCATTCTCTAACTGAACCTGTTGGTCAGCAGTAAAGTTCATATTAGCAATGTCACTAATCTTACTTGCGTTTAGTACACGTGTCTGGAACTCTTGGTCAAACTCTTGTCCAATAAATGCTGCACGTTGTTCTGCTGCAAGCATAGCACGTTGTTGACGGTTTGACAAGTTCTGTGCTTCAAATTGTGCCTGTGTAGCTGCATCAGCTTGTGCAATCGGTAGTGCACTTTCCATAGCTGCTTGCATAATGGCTTGTCCTGCCATTGACGAAGCACTAAGACCACGAGCAGCCATCTGTTGGTTGGCTAAACGTACAGCCCCTGCAGCCCATGCAGGTGGTGTTGTACCATCAAACTGTTCCATCAAGCCTACAAGCTGACCTTGTACTGTGGCTTTCTCTGAAGGTGTAGCAGTTGCTGCGTCAATCTGTTCAGTAAACTTAGCTGCCTTAGTTGCATCTGCAGCAGCACCCGATACTAGTTCACCGTCTTGTATTTCACGTTGTACTTCATTTTCAAACTGATATGCAGTACCCTGTGCAGCATTTAGATCACCCACCATACTTGCTGTAGCAGTAGCTGCAGCCACTTTAGCACGAAGATCATCTTCATCTGTTTGTGCTGCATTTAGTGCTTCTGTTTGACCTATTACATCATCTGAAACCACATCTGCTTCATATTTAGCTGTATCAGGTTGATCTACATTTGCAGATAGGTATGTATCAGCTAGTGCAACTTCACTTACACCAAACTCACCAGATACCTGACCACTACCTGCCTCAATAAACTGACCTTCAGTTTGCTGAATCATAGTAGGATCAACACGAGCACCTTCAGGCAACGTAGGATCAGTTGCACGTTCAGTCATTACATCTTTAATTGTTGTTTGTGTGGATTGATAAAGTGGCTGAAGCTGTTGCAGACGTGCATATGTGTCCGACACTTCTTTGCCTTTAGCTTCTACAAGTTCTTTTAGATATGGATCATTTGGATTTGCTGCAGCTTGTTCCTGTAGACGTTGTAGTTCTAAGTTTTGTTGTGCGTAGTTAGACTGTGCATTGGTATATTCTTGTTCAATATTTTCAATGTCACCAGTTACACCACCCGTAGTTTGTTCTGTGATGTAATTACGATAAGCATCTTGCTGTGCTTTATTTTGTGCGTACTCTGGGCTGTTTTTAAATTCGTTAATGTAATTAGGAATAATGTTTGCCGCATCATTTTCTACACTTGCTTTTTGTTTTGCCCAGTTTTTTAGCGTTGTACCATCGCTATATGTAATAGTCCAATCTTTTGATTTACCTGAAATAGTGTAATCATTAGGATCGGCAGGAAGTTTACCTGAAGTAAACATTCCTTTAAGTTGATTTTTAAAGTGAGCAGGAGCATCTGCAGTATATTTATTATATACTTCTTCATCTAATGGTTCAGGCATACCTTGTGATGGATCATATGCAGTAGCTTGATTATCCTGTGTCCACTTTTGGAAGTCTGCACTTGTCAAATCTGTGCCAACAACCTGACCTTTATCATTTTTAATGGTAAAAACCATGCGAGTTGTGCCATCTGCTTGTACTGCAGGTTTTCCTGAATATGTAAACGAACCTTGAGGTGTTTGCAGTAACTGTTTGCCTTGTGTAGTTTTTGGTGTTTCAGGTTGTGGAGCAGGAGCAGGAGTAGTCTGGGGTGTAGGTGCTGCAGCAGGAGTAGTTGTAGGTGCAGGTGTAGGGGCTGCAGCAGGAGTAGTTGTAGGTGCAGGTGTAGGGGCTGCAGCAGGAGTAGTCTGGGGTGTAGTTAAATCAGAAGTGGTCATTTTACTCATGCCTGATCCATCTACAGGTGTAGGTGTTGTCTCTGTAGGTTGAGGCTGTTGAGTAGTAGTAGTAGTTCCCATACCACCTTCCTGATACTTACGTACAGCACCACCACGTGCCATCGTCATAGCTGCTTGTTTAAACTGATCCATCTGTGCTTGTTTGTCAGGATTTTGATTAAGGTATTCTTGAAAGCCAGACATGTCACCAGTATAACCCAGTGTACCTGCAATTCGTTGCATGGCATTTGGTTTAAAACCACCGAATGTAGGATTCTTAATTTGATTAATCATATCTATGCCTTACTATTTTAATGTCATCCAGACTGCACCTGCTATAAAAGTCAGTACGCCTACTGTTGTTATTTTTACAATGGTATTCCATATACCTTTACGAGTATCACGCCATGCTTCCAACAAGCTACGCATCTCAGTTATATCTTTGTGTGCGTCATCATCTAGAAGTCCAATAGAATGTAGGGCTTCCTTTGCCCCACGTCTTGCTGCACGATCTAGCATAGCTTCTAGTTCATCAGATGTTAGCTTAATGTCCGACATGGCCTAACTCTTATGGTTTAGTAGGCCAATCGGCTTCTTCTAGGTGAGGCCAGTTAGCATGGGATGTGATGTCACGTAGTGCTTGACGATAGGCTGTTTGTTCAGCAGTCATAGTTAAGTCAGATGATGCCCACCAATCAGTTTCAGCAATTAGACGATCACGTTCACTGCGATTACGTTCTGCTGCACTGTCGTCT